CCACGACCCGGTAAATGCGTGCTTGAAATGCGTAAAGCGCAGTCTGGCCTGCTTCGCATGATGGCACCAGAATGGTGGCGGGGCAGACTGAAGCAAATGCGCGATCTGCAACGTGAACACATGGCCATCGCAGTGGGGCAAGTGCAGAAAGCAGCCTCCGCTTACGTCTCGCGCGGTACGCTGGCGGAATGGGTTGAGCAGAAGAAAAGAAACCGAGAATTTTTCAAGCGCCACGACCTGATAAATAAAGAAACCGGTGATCGCATCGCGCTGGATGAAATGGTCAGCCGGAGTAATGCCAATCCCGCGATACGCCGCCGGGAGCTGATGACCCGAATGCGCGGCTTTGAGGATGTGGCAGAGGAAACAGGCTGCGTAGGGCAGTTTTTTACAATGACTGCGCCATCCAAGTTTCATGCGGTTTACAGCAAAGGTGGCTTTGTCACGCAATGGAATGGCTCAAGCCCGAAAGACACCCAGCGTTACCTCTGCAAAGTCTGGTCAAAAATCCGCGCTGCACTGTCCCGTGAAGGCATTCACGTTTTTGGCTTCCGTGTTGTAGAACCGCACCATGATGGGACGCCACACTGGCACATGCTGCTGTTTATGCTGCCTGAAAACGTCCAGCGGGTGTGCGACATCATGGCGCGTTACGCTCGCGAAGAAGATGCGCACGAGATGAACACAGACGAATCGCGTAAAGCGCGCTTCCACGTTGAAGCCATTGATCCCGAAAAAGGCAGTGCTACAGGCTATATCGCTAAATACATCTCAAAAAATATCGACGGCTTTGCGCTGGAAGGCGAGAAAGACGATGAGACCGGCGAAAACATGCGTGAAATGGCAAAAGCCGTTTCTGCGTGGGCTTCACGCTGGCGCATTCGTCAGTTCCAGCAAATTGGCGGTGCGCCGGTCACTGTCTGGCGTGAACTGCGTCGGCTCGGGGAAACAAGGCTTCCCGACACAAAAATGGATGCGGCACTGGCTGCGGCATCCGTTGCAAGCTGCTGGGCGTCTTACACCATGCTTCAGGGTGGGCCGCTGGTCGCTCGCGAGGATTTGCTAATTCGTCTTTGCTATGAACTCACTGAAATGGGTAATGAATACGCTGAGGACGTACAACGCGTTAGCGGTATCTATTCTCCTCGCGTGCCTAATTCTGAATTTTATACGCGTCTGGTTAAGTGGGAAAAGGTCGCTAAATTGGCCGAAGCGCCAGCGGAGGCTGGTTTTTCTGGCGGCATCGCCGCCCCTTGGAGTTCTGTCAATAACTGTACGGGGCCGCAGCGCCGACGGTTAGAGCTGGAACTAAAAGCGAGAGGGTTTGAGGGTAGCAATGAGGAAATTTCACTGCTGCTTAAGGGCAACGGCATCTCGTTTAGAGGTTATGGCACAGTGAAATATCAAGCGGAGCGGCTAATTGACGTTATTGATACCCACGAATATGAATGCTGGCCTGGTTGGTCGCCAGGCTAATGGTAAGTATTTGCAGGAGTTTTATAGCGGATGAATCCCAAAAAAAAGGTTCATATTTTATTACGATTGCTATACTGTACGCATAACCAGTGTTTTGCGTGAGGGAGGATGAATGAAGGATTTTCTTGCGGTAGCGGTCCATTTACAACGTATTGAATTACTTACTAGAACCTTAGTAAATGATTTGTATAGTGAGGAGGATAAAGAGATGGCAGGGATGTGGATTGCAGAGCTAGCTACAAACATGGCAGATGAGGTTAAGGCTAAGATTCGTGAATCAAACAGCCCCTCAGCGGGGCCGTAAATCAGGCAGCAGTGTTCGTTTGCAGTAATTCTAAAGCGATCTGCTTTTGAAGTGGTGACATTGAAGAGATGACTTGTTGTAGCAGTAAATCACCTTTTTTGGCGCTAGGGCTAAGGGTGTGCGAAAAGGTCAAATTCATAACAAATGTATGACCGCACTCAACGTCTGAACAACTGCAATAGATATCCGCCAGCTCTTTGTGTTTTCGGTTGGTTTTACGGATAACCGCTTTTGAACCGCACTCTGGACACTCAATTTTTAACACGCGCATTTTTGCGGCTCCGGCATGGAAGTTATGCCTGGATTTTATACGTTTTAGCATTACACCGCATCCTTGTTCGTTGATTCTTGGCCAAATTTTAGGTAAAGGTGTTCCGGCACGTCCGGATCACCATTGACCGCACTCATGAGCCGACGCTGTAACGGCAACACTTCGTTTTTCTTGTAGGTTGCTTCAATCTTCTCCGGGTCGCCCAGACCGCCAGCGTTTTGGGGAATGATGCCAGCCAGTCCCGCAGGGAAGCGGTGAGCGTTCAGAACGTCCTGCGCACTAATGTTTTTCACGTTGGCAAATTCATCCTTCGCGCCAATGTCACCCATCTGGATGAACTGCACGCCTTCCTTATCGCCGCCGGGAATATTCACCAGAATAGTACTGAAGTTACCGATCCCTTTGCTGTTGGCCAGCTGCGCCTCAATCTCTTCCTCAACCTCGTCGGTCATGTTCGGGTCAGTCGTGTAGAGAATTCCGCCGGTGTGCGCGCCGTTGTGGTAGTAGCGACGGCGGAAAATCACTGCTTCGCTGTTAAGCAGGGCGGAGTGAATGCCGCCGATGTAGTCCGGCAGGCCGTAAATTTGCTGCTGCGGGTCATACATCTTGATAAAAATCACGTCCTCTTCGTCGTAAACCAGCGGTTCACCCTGCTGTAAAACCACAAATTCCCCGCTGCGACGGCGGCGCATGTAAAGGCCCGGCATGGGTTCAAGTGCGATCACGTCACCCCAGCCGTTACGAATTTTCACGATGGCCAGATCCCCGAACGTCAGAAAATCCATTGCACCGGCTTCAAGGTTGTCATGCGACAGGCCGCCGCCGAGGTAATTTGACAGCACCATGTTTTTGCGTGCGTGAAGGATGCCGCCGTGCTGGCCATTGAGGTTAATCAGCTGCGCCAGCGCCAGCCGGTCAATCGGCAGGCTGTAGTGGTCATAATCGTTGTCGTACCACACGTCGCGGTAATCGGTGCCTGTGGTAAGCACGGGTTCGGGTTTGCCGAAGCGCAGCACCGACATTTTGCGTTTGCCTGCTTCCTGCTGTGCGCCGCTGGCGCGTTGCTTGTATCGTTTTTTCATGCTGTCTTCTGAAACTTCCATTTGGATGTTGGTTTGTGTTCGTAGTTAAGCGGCTCGTTGTCTAATCCGTGCATAATCGCCCAGGCTGCCTCTGCGTGGCCGGTTTCCGCTGTGCGGTCCGCAACAAAGGTCACCGCGCCGCCTGCTTTCGTCACGGCGCGCCGTATGGACATAAACGAGGCAGCGACCTCTTTCAGCTCCGCATCCCACTCAATGCGGCCGCTTTCGATCACGTCCGCCGCTTTCAAAACAAGCCGGTTCTTAGTGTTCAGGTCGTAGCGAATGGGTTTCAGCACGCGCATGGCAAAGGGATGGATGTTGTCATAAACACCCTGGCCAATGCCGGTCACGTCAACGCCGAGATAAGTGAAGTTGTAGCGGCTAAACAGCTTTTTAATTTCGCTGGCCTGATGGCGAAAGTTCATGCCGCGCCAGTTAATGATGGCCAGCACGCGGAATTTCTCACCGGCCAGCACCGGCGGCGCCAGAATCACAAACGTAGAGAGGTCGCCGGAGCGTGCCGGGTCGTAGCCACCCCATACCGGACGTTCGCCAAACGGACGGCGCGCTTTCGGGTCGTGATCCTGCCAGAGCGCCACATCAGTGGCGCACTTCTCCAGGTCGGAAAAGCTAAACACCGCGTCTTTGCTG